TCCAACCGTACCAGAAGTAGACCACGCTTGGTTAGAACCAGTAATCATAACATCGCCACTTCGGTTAGTAAATGTTGCTGTCTTTGATGATAAAGTAATGGCATATGCGTTAAGTGTTAAATCATAAATTCCCTTCTCAAAAATAAAAGAAGGAGATTTCATATAGCCTGTGTTTGTTGAGAAATTACCTGTGTTTGTTCTGAAATAACCAGCCTCAGTGTAAAAATTACCAGCAGTTAAATCATACAAACCTATATTAACAGCATTAGCTACTGTAAGAGAAGTTATACCATCAACTGTACCACCGTTAATATCTATACCAGTGAAAGCAGTAGTGCCATTTATGAGGTTTGATATTAAAGTGTCTATCTCGTCCTCGGAGTAATACCGCCCGTCATGGTCGGTGTTAGTAGCCGATGGCATATCAGTTAAGCCGGAATGTGAGGGGATTACTTTAATTTCCATTTATTCTAATACTTTCTTAGTGGCTTTTTCTAAGTTTAACAGTTGTTTCTCGATTTCTTTATTCATATCTGAAACCTTACCGTCTTTTAAATTTTTAAGGTCAACATTATAACCCTTATCTTTCAGCCATAAAATAAACTTAGCTTTATCTTCCGTTGGAAATTCTTTCCAGTAATAAGCCAATGGCGCATGCGACCTGAGATACCTGCCAGATATTCCCTCGGTGGTTTTATATCTATCACTATTCATTGCATATTCGATTGCTTCTTTGTCTTTGCCAGCCCTGAAAAGCTTTTCAATGTGCATATCAACTTCATTTTCTAATTCATCATTTTCGAGTTTATACTCACGAATCAACCTATCAAACTCGCCACCAGCACCAAAGTAAGCAGACTTACCTTTATACATTCTCTTAACATCTTCTGCCTGCATACGCCAATCAGTCCATATTGAAAGTGCTTTTGATAAAGCCTCAACAGCGTTATCGTCTACTGGCTCTTTGTGTTGTCTTTTATAGACATAAGCTATTGCAAATTGTGTGAGTATTTTTTGTGCAGTAGTCTTATCCTTAGATTTCCATAATTGAATATCTCTATAAATTGGAGTGCCAAGCTTAAAGAACTCACCAACTGGGTCGTCTGTACTCCTGCGTTTCGGACCATTGAAATATCTTAAAGCTGCTGCCGGCAATGCCGCAAGGTTATTCTCAACTGTTTGTCTTACTGGTCTTTGTGTTATTTTTGCACCCTCAAGTAATGGGTCAGATAGAGAGTAGATTGTATCTGTATTTGTTTCGGGATTATATACTGAAATCTTATAACCCATTTCACTTTTTACCTGCATATCTTTTGCTTTAGAATACACAATAGCAGATACCATTGCGGGTAATCCGTATTTAATAAACATCTTATAACCCACTGTACGGAGTATTGGGCCTTTAAAACGCCAAGGGTGTTTTGCTAATTGACCCCATAAGAATCTAAAGTTTCCAACTCGATAAGACGGGGTAAATACCACTCTGTTCAAATGCTTCTTTGTTGCCTTTGGAAGTTTAGCATAGTTCACAAGTGCGTCATTAGCAAACTCTATCTTCTCAAAGTCTGTCATACCCTTCATCATCTTGGAATTTTCAAGTGCTTTGTATGTTGATATGCGAATTATCTGATCAAGATTCCATGTTGTAACCTCGTTGAATTTAGTTAAATCTTTTACCCATGTTTTTAATCTTAAGTGTTCACCAGCTATTCTTGCAACCTTTTCGCCTGATGTTTCTCTTATTGTCATCATCATATGTTCTGTTAATGCTTTTGCAGTTTCGGTATGATTAACAGCGTTATTGAACAAACCGCCCTTGCGTAACTTGTTATATTCAGCACCCTTTTCGGCAAATATCTTAACTGCCTGTGGCATTTTAACGCTACCCTTAATTCCAGCAACTCGCCACATCTGGAACATATCATTCTTTGACATTATAAGTGGGTTATAGAAACCAATCTGCTTTAGAACTAAGTTTATCTCGTCGTACACTCTCACAAGTGATGGGTCGTCTGAGGTGTAAGTTAATTCTTTTAACGCTTCTGCAAGTGGTAATGGATATTTTCTTGTCTTCTTTATTACCTTACCAGATTTAGCGTCTACATGTCGTGATACACTTGCTGGGAACATATTTTCATCGACAGTAACCCAATCGCTCGGTGCTTCTTTTGACCACATAGAAAGGTTTGGATTTTCATTTATAGCTTTAATAAGCCTATCAGACTCTACTGCGCGAGACACAGATTCCATCATATCGGCATAAGACGTAGCAAGTGACGACCTCTTTAATCCTTGCTGTTCAGCCTCAAGATAAGTAGGATATTTTCTGCCAAGTAAACCTGACGGACGTTTTGTTATCTTCTGCGTTAGTGCTTGTTTTACTTTCTTTACGCCCTCAAACGATTGCTTATTGTAGGTGTGATGGAGATAACGAACATTTTCTAATTGTTCTAAAGCTTTCCCAATAGCGAATTCTTGCTCAATATCTGGTACTTCCAACTCACCAAGTTTCTCAAGTTTATTCTCAAGGAATTTTATCTGGCTGTTAGGCCAATCTACGTTATATCCAATCTCACTTAATGTACCAGATACGGCTTGGTTTATTTCTATAATTTCATCTGCTATTTTCTTTAATTCTTTTGGCATATCCTTGAACTGGTTTGGTGTCTTTTCACCAAGTTCAATAAAATCTTCTACCAATTTTTCTTCTTTTGGTGTAATTTTACCATACTTCTCTATGGCAATATCCCTTGCAACGTAGGGGATGTTTTTCATTTCTTCTTCAAACTCTATTAGCGTCTGATGAACTTCGGGGGATAACCCAGTAAATCGCGTTAATGACTTTCCAGTAGCCTCTAAAGTCGTTCTCGCCTGAATACCAGCCTTAGATAGTGGAGTCAGGTCTACGAATCCAGCAGACTTGTGGTTTGTCATACCAGTTTTTTTACTTACAACGGCCTTCCCCTCAACGCCCTGCTTCGCTTCTAAGCCCTTTTGAGTTGTAGGGGCAGTAACTATGCCCTCTGCGGGTTTCGTGGCTTTAGGTTTGATTGTGGCTACTGTGGTGGTAGGCTTAATGAACTTGCCTGTTTCAGAGATAACCACTGGATTCTTGCCGAAATCTTTAACTATTGGGGTCTTTGAGGCTTTAGGAGACGACTTGGCGTAGACGTATTTCTCCATTAAGTCTTGTGGCATTTCGCCATGTTTTTTGTAATACTCTCTGGCTGTCGATATGTCCTTGCGAACCTGTGCCTTTTCATTCACGCTTCCTACGTCATAGACCTCTTTCATTCGTGGAAACATTTTGCTAAATACAGCGGAAACTGCAACTTGCCCAGTTCCCCATAACACCCCTAATCCAGCCTTAAAATGAACGCCTTCCCAGTTTATTTCTTTGCCAGTATTTACAGATTCTACGACCTGCTTTGCAGTATCTTCAGTTGCAAAAATTATTCCAGATGATAAGATTAACTTTAATGCGTTTCTTGCTGGTATAGTACCAATCATTGCTGTTACTGGAGATGTTAGCGTTTTAACCGCGCCAATGAAACCAACTACCTGTCCAGCTTCTTCTTCTTTTGGAGTGGGCTGAAAATCTGTAAACTCGTCTACTAGTTCGGCAAGTGTGTTAGGTGCTACCGTATCACCGTCAAAGTATTTTTTGCCAATCCACTTAGCTGCTAAATCTGGAAGATATAATCCCCTACCGGAAGCATATTTTGCGCCGTAGTGTGCAGTTGCGCCAGCAATGGTTTTAAGCATTTCTTCTTCTCTGTACTTCTTATCGCTCGATTCTCTGTAATGTATATCTGGTGCAAAAAGTCCAGTATGCTCAGTTATTGGTTCTCGTATGTATTTCTCAAAGATTTTCTTTACAACGCCCGGCTCATCGCCAGCGGTTATATACGACATCTCATCGTAGTTATCCTCAACCTCTTGTGTTGATAGGTCTAATTTTGACGCAATGTTAATAACTTTTTCGGGGTCTTTATCATTATTTATATTCCCAAATTCAGACTCAAGTTCTAATAATTCTTTGTCCTCTGATTTTGTCGTTCCAAATTCAGAATCAAGAGAATCTAATTCAAGTTTTTCCTTCAATGTAAGTGGCATTATTTAGAAGCCTTTGCTTTTAACTCTAAATATCGTTGTCGTCTTTTTTCTTTTTCAGAAAGAACCTTAACTCCAGTTATATCACTTTCTTCTCTATTCATATAAAGAGGCAGCTTTTTGTGTGACTCGATATAATAGTCGCTCTCCGTAGCATCTGGATTCTCCGTCTGCCATAATTTCATAGACCGGTTGAATTGCGTCCAGTTCTCAAGTTGTATCTGTCTTTCATTTAGTACGTTTTCCTTTTGTTGTTTTGTGAAATCTGCGATAAGAGCAAATACGTCTTTGTCGTCTGGTATCTTAACCAACTGACCCTTGGCGTAATATGAGGCATCACTAAGACCCTTAGCTTGTGACTGCTTTAGTTCTTTGGTTGCAAGACTTCTAAGGCTTGAATATGTAGTATCATCTATAAAAGGCGTATCACTTAAAACACCTTTAAATTCATACTGGAATTTCCCGTCAATTAAATCTCCATATCTTGCTCTTGATAATGACTTGTTAAAATCTTTGACATTAACTGCACCCATCCATATCTTATAGGCATCGGCTTCTAAATCACCAGCAATTAACTGATTTGTAACTATTGGTTTCTCTGTTCCCCTTCTCGTAACCTCATTCTCCATTTTTATACGATACGAATCCTGCTCTTTTTCATCAAGAGAAGTATTGTTTATCATTCCGTAATCTATAGTTCCATCTTCTAATGCTTGTCCAAGCCCATCTCTATCCGATTCTTGTTTGAGTTCTAACTGTTCTTTGTCGTATACAAGCCTTTTTTCAACCAATATTTCAGCGTCTTTATTTGCAGAATCAATTAGAGATTCAGCTTCTTTCGCTGTATAAACTCCAAGTTTCTGTCCTGTAATTACAGATGATTTATAGTCAGAGAAGTCTCCAGTTTCCTTTGATTTTTGCAATAATAGAAAGTCTGACGATTGAACATTAGATTCAAGTTTTTTCTCCGCAATTCCCCTAACGTCTTTCGCTATACTTAATTTTTTGTCTGATATGTTTTTTTTAAATAGACTATTAGCTCTTGGATTTTTGGGGGATATGCTATCTAAGTTTTCGTACAGTTTATTAAGGCTTTCACCATAAGTATTCGGGTCATTATTCCCCGATAGTTCGGTATAAAATCCGTTAATAACATCATTGGCGACGATACTACTTTCATTAAGCTGGGCTTTCGCGTCCATTAAATCCCACTTAACGCCTAAGTCCGCAATAGTATTTGCCGCATTACCTATCGCCCCCCACACCTGACCCTCGCCAGTATCGGTATTAAAATTAGCCCTTACCGAAGTGCCAACGCCGGGTAATTGTTTTGTACTTCTATATATTGGGAATCTATCCATTATTTATCCTTGTATTATTAAAAGTTCCTCGAAGAACTTCCACGCATCATATTCTTAGGGTCATTTCTCCACTTTCCTCCAGTACCGCCAGTACCGCCAGTACCAACCGCAGCGAATCCGGTAAGTAATGAAGTTCCAGCGCCAATATACCCTGTGGTTGCGCCAGCCTTTCCCCTTGCCGCTGCGTTTTTGCCTGCCATTATATCCATTGACGCTTGTGATTCGTGCCTCATGGCTAAAGTCTCGCCCTCGTAACCTATCAGTAGATTTTCAAGTTCAAGTTCAGATGCTTGTTCAGCGGCTAAGTCGCCAGCGACAGGAGAACCTAAACCACCAGCCTTACCTAAACCGGCAGTCAAACTACTCTTTGCCCGATTAGCAGCTTCTGCTTGTCTTTTAGACTCAAATTTAGATTTCATTCTGGCAGCGTCAGCGTTACGTTGCTCAACCTGAGCGTTGTACTCTGCCATCTTTTCTTGATTTTCGCCTTGTTGTTTTGCGGCTTGACCAGAAGCATAAGAACTATAAGCACCCAATCCTGCTGCTCCGCCAGCTACAAGACCTGCCCCAGTAAAAGCGCCTCCAGTACCTAATAGACCAGCGCTTCCAGCAGCACCACCTACTCCAGCGGTTCCAACAGCTATTGCAGCAACGGAAGATACGGCAGCGGCAGCGGCTGCTTGCGCGGCTAATGCTATTCCTATAAAGATTCCCATTTGAACCTCCTTGAGTACACATAAGACTTCATATCGTTTATCTCTATAACCTCATCTTCTTTTTCAAAGCCCAAGTGTTCAAGCCAGTGTATTTCAGGACTGAAATTTACCTGCCAGCTTGCTCTCATGTACTCTATGTTGTTGTCTTTAGCAGTCTGTTCGAGAAATCTCTTAGAGCCTACGAGGAGTTCTCTCTTAAAGTCGTTAGCAGTTTTTTCATTAACTATACTCCAAGCTTCAGGCGGGTCGCTTAGAATAACACCACCACAGCCTATAACGGTATCTTCATACCACCAAGTCTGAGCAATAGACTGATGACCAAGTATCTCGAAAGATGCCAGTTCTATATCAGAAGTTTTTTCAGAACTTTTACCGACAAGAGACATTGCATCTTCAGGATTAAAAGGTTTTTGAATCAATCGCTTCATCCTAATTTTTTCTTCTTTTCTGTTATTGGTACTAAATCGCCTGTTAAGAATGTATCTCTCCTACCACGCGGTAACTTGCGCCGTGCCTCATCTTCGACATCTATTGCTTTATCAGGTATAGCTTTAGGTGGTGCTGGTGGTGGTAATTTTGGTGAACCGCCACCTTTCCATCGAAAATTAAAATGCGCTGGACAGATTTGAAATTCGTAATCATTGTATAATACTTTAATTGTTTCCATTATAAATCTATCCTCATATTCACAGAAAATTCTTGCCAACCATATCTTTCCATTGCGCGAAACTCATTTCTTTTTGTCTCTGCATTTAAACTCGTCATGCCACGTTCCTTAGACCAAGCCTTAGCACGATTAACCACTTCACGAGATTCCTTAATGTCTGTACCAGTTTTATGCCAAACCTGACTAATCCATAGCCTATTTCTATCACGATAGCCGATAAGAAAACCGTCCACCTTATTATTATTCCTACATACCAAGACAAGAAAATCTGTAACTCCACGCCAATATTCCAATTCCTTGAGTATAACATCTTTCGTATAGTCTCCACATTCGGTAAAATGTTCAGATAGTAAATCTAATGATATATTTGGTTCTTCGGTTATCATTTAGAATAGGTAACCGAATACATCAATAGTAACCGTATATGCCGCACCAGTCGCACCGGCAACAACATAAATACCAAACTCTCTATTTGCTGCCGTAGTATCATCGCCGTCAATAATTGGAAGGTCATTACTTGTTGAGTCATCTGCAATGAGTTTCATATATTCAGTTGTAGCATTTAATTCAAAAACCCCAGTTTCATTATCCAGCCAAGTACCAGTCGTTCCCGCTCCTGTTCCAAAGTTCACATCGGTACAGCCAGACAGAGTTGCGGACGGATTACGCAAAATAACAAAATCCACAATACAATCCTTACCAGATGGAACAGTATAGAGGTCTAATTTTGTACCGTTTGAGGCCGTACCTATAATTACCGAGGTACTACTTAATAACATTATTCCTTTTTCTTTTGCCTTTGCCATTGATTCTCCATTAGTTTACATAAGTTAGTATATCGCCATCGTATGTGACAACATCGCCATCATACGTTAAGACGTTGTTTGCGGTTAATATGCTATCAAGTAATGTAGCGTAACCACCCGTATCGTTTACATGAGTTGGGGTACTTGACTGTAAAAAAAATCCTCCGACAGTTATGTTTTCGTATCTCCCCACGCCTGACGCTGTGAGTTTAACACAATCAGTTAAGATATCTACAAATGAATTGTTCTGGATACGGACATTTCTCGCATCGCCTGTTCTATCGAACAGAACGCCCACTGGAGCAACACCGTGACCGTGAAAACCACAATTTTCTACGCTAAGATTGTGGGCATTAGAAATCTTTAAGGCAGCAGTCGAAAAATCAGACTCAAACATACATCCTCTGATTGCAATATTTCGCGGTATCATTGCAGTATTAGTTACAACATCCATATCAATTCCGTAAGTATCGCCACCAAAGAAGCATCCATTAAAAGTTAATTCTCCAACATCTACAACAGCAGTATCAGCAGCTATTTTTAACCCAGTTTTACAAGGAGTACCTACACCTACATAAGGAGAACCAAATTTACAACCATTGAAACTGATTACTCCGGTTACGTCTTTGTTGGCTTTTATTAAACAACCAATTCCACCAGCACCATTCATTCCAGTTGTTGTTACATTAGCAACTACTCCATGTGACGGATTTGTGAGTGATAGACCAATACTACCGGCTTTCCAGAAATTTTTAGCTATTAAATCCCTAACGTAAAAGTGAGCAATATATTTACCAGCATCACCGGAATCGTTACCTATCTTAATTCCACCGGCCGATACCGTTTGGTTTGAACCATCGATTGTCATACCCTCAAATCCAAAGTAGTTACAGTTGGAAATAGTCTTAAATACCCAACTACCGGCAGCACCAAGGGCAGAAGCATCTATTATAGTAGAACCCTGACCAGAGCCTACTATATAAACGCCAGAATATACATTTATCTGTGAATCAACTTTGAATGTACCGGGCGGAAGTAAAACTATACCACCACCAGTTGGAGTTTGCGTAGTGTCTTGTCCGAATGAATCTACTGCCGCTTGTATAGCCGCTGTTGCATCTGTAGCGCCAGTATCGTCTGCGCCGAAGTCTGGATGAGTAACGTCAACCCAAGGTGATTTAGTTTTAATATCTGCAAATCCGCTAAAACTACCAGCACCACTAAAAGTACCTGTCGTTCCAGACACAGCACCACTGAAAGTACCCGTAGTTCCTGCTATTGCGGCAAATTCTACATCATCAGTAGTATCTAATTCGAGTAAAGCTCTTTCAGCTAAAGCATTGGCCGCACCTGCAATATCCTCTCCAATAGCCGTAAAAGCTACCGTACCAGTTTCAACGGAAGAAGAAGCGGTTGGCTTACCAGTGGCATCAAACGTAAGGTTTTTACTTGCCCTATCAATAGAGTTTGGCATATCAGAAAAAGAAGATGACGGGTCGGTATCTGAAAACTTTAATGTCCTATCGAGTTGGTCTAAGTTTTCTATGTTAAGTTTAGTATTCTTATCAATAGCATCTTCAATATTCTCAGCGTTAAACGAACCACCTTGCTCAAGGTCTAATTCTTGCGTGTTCGGAGTATCTCTTATAATGTGAATCTGCTCGGTAGCGGCAATAGCAGTAACAGTAGTTACGTTACCACCTGAATCACCATCTATTGTTACTGTGTAATTGGTGGTCTCTGTAAGTAAGGTTTCTACACCAGTAGCGGTTATTCTCTTATACACAGCTAAGTCGCTCGTATCAGATATTGGGAATGTGTAAGGTATTACCTGACCTACAGCTGCGCTACCAGTTGCAGATGTTCTGTTTGTTTGATTTGTAAATGCCATTTTATCTCCTAATCTATACTGGCAACAATCGCCCTAATCGTACACGGTAAAGGGTCTGAGCCTGAAATTATTATTGTATCATCGGTAGTAAATCCACCGTCGAAATCTACTTCTTTGAATCCTGTAAATAAGTTTGGCGGTGAACCGTAATCTTCTTCGGTTCTAAAAGGTATATCGTAAGTATCTTCATCATCTCCGTATCTCGCATTACCAGTAGCAAAGAAACTAATATATAATTTAGATATGTTTTTAACCTCACCTAAAGTCGTTCCGGTTTGAGTATTTATATCCATTCTCATTGGACTTACTTTATAGGTCAATGGAAGCCCTACTACTACTCTATTACCAATCTCATCAATGGTTATTTCACCATCAGAAACGACCTTACTTGCCTGTACCGCACCATTTACAAGAACAGACACATCTTTGCCCTCTAAATGACCTAATCCTGTAATCGTAACATCACCTTCAGTATCTATAATTCCAGCATCAACAAAGAAGCAATTAGTTGGGTCTGTCACAGATCCAAAGTCCCTCGGTTGCATATCAAGAATAAATCTTTTCGTACTACTATTTATCGTAAATTTAGCAGTTAAGGTTACAATATCTTCAGTTGTTCCGGGCGTTACACAAACTGATTCAGCTATTCCTCCACCGCCAAGAGGGTGATTTGACCACGCAACTACATTCTGTTCTCTCTCGTATGTCATTGAAATTAAATAAGGACTATTTTTAATTGTAAACCAGATAATTGAATCTGGATTCTTCTGTACCGCTAAACTTGTAATACCGCCAGAGGTAATATCCTCGGCAAGAGAAGTTAAATCAGGCGATACATATTTTTGTTTCGGGTCGTTAAATGTAAATTCCCTAACCTTACGAGCAACGTAATCTACAAATAAAACCGCTTCATTTACTGCCATCGCCTGAATATCAGCGCTTCCATGAGCAGTTTGTTGTTTCATATCCCAGTTCTTAGGAGTTAATGCCTCGTCAAGTGGTGCTTTTACTCGCCATTCATCGCCTGAAGTGCCAGCAGCTAAAGTACCAAGTGAGCCTAACCATCTCCCCCTATTTGCAGTTGGTAAAGTTAAAGTAAACGAATCTGCATCATTAACACCAGCATCAAAGTCCTCATACCTACCTGTATAACTTAACCATATATCCTGAGGGTCTTTAGTTGAAAATCCGTAAACAGAACGTTCTTCAAAGAATGTAATAGCTGAAGGATAACCCCGTACCTCAGACCATGAACCCTCAGCCCACCTCTTTGTAGCTGTGTGTTCAGGAGAAGCAATTATTGCCGTAGCGGTAGCAGATGTAGTTGACGCTGTAGCGGTTATTTTAAAGATACTATCCTGTGTACTTGCATCTACTGTAAAGTCGGCGGTACAAGTTCCAGCAGTAGCGTCAACAGCTGAAACGTACATTCTATACTGAACGCCATTAACTTCTTCAACATCTGATTTCTGAACATTCCTCGACCCTATTCCGCCTATTATAGTAGAAACATAAGTCCTGAATGTCTCCCAATTAGTTCCATCTTCCATTCTCTGAATTTCAACGGTCTGCGCCCAATGTCCTGTGGTATTAAACGTCCAAGTACCTTTAACGTCTATCGCCTCACCAATAATACCAACCGCAGTTCCACTACCCTTTGTTATAGTCTTTTCTCTTTTATGAGTTAATTTGAATAATGCGTCTGTGTGACCCGAATCTCCAGTTACGAATGTTGGAGATGAGGCCGTTAAAGTTACAGTACCACCATCAAACATTATCTGACCATTATCCGCTGGGTCTGAGTCTACAGCCTCCGTTGGATAAACGGTTAGCGTTGTTCCAACTGCCGTTGTAGCCCTAAGTGTATCTACAGTATAAGCACCATCAATCGTATCTGCCGTAGCGCTTGTAATGTAAAAAGTTTTATTCTCTGGTAAAAGTAATACGGCGGCGGTAGCAAGTGTGGCGTTATCCATAGTGATAGTAAATACTCCTGCACCAGCTATACCATCGGTAACTGTCGCTACCGTATAACCTGTAATGGCTATTGTTACGTCATCTTCTTCTTCAATATCATTACGCCTAATGAATGGGCCACTTTCAAATACTATTTCTGAAAGAGTGAAATCAGTAGCGGAAACCCTTGATAATTTTCTCGGTGCGTAAGATGGGTGAACAATCCACATTACATCTGCGGACTGCTTGACTTGTAGTTGAAATAAATCGGCTTCGGCATAAGGTGTTACTATATCAGCCTCTATTAAAGTGTCCTCATAATAGATGTTGATAACCTTATCACTGAACTCTAACTTATAGGCAATATCAGCGGAGTAAATAAACGAAACTATTCGAGATTTCACGTCGTGGTCGTCTACATCGGCTATGTATAAAGTTCCCGGTCTGCGTGTAACTGGCCCATAAATCAATGGTATCATATTATCGAGTATTCTACAGCCAGAGGCATATTTCTCTATATCAGACCGCACATCTATTAAAGGTGTGAGTTTGCCGGAATTTAAAGATATTACACTAAGATTAGCCATTTATTCTCCCGGACCATAAGTATTAAATACTGTAGCTGCCTGCTCTGAAACGGTATCGAGTTGGTCAGATAGACTTTCAAGTGTGTCGCCATCTGCGCCGATAAGAGTATCTGTGAAGTTTGCACCTTCTATAAGAACGCAATCTACTTCTGGTTGATATTCACCGAAACCAACAACTTTCCCAGCGGCATTTTTAACAATAACAACATCACCACCAACTAACGCGGTTGACGGAGTTGCTGTATAATAACCACTAACACCAACGTCCGTTTCAGTTAGGTTTTGTCCAACAGCACCTCTTGCTGAACCGTCAGGCTGAAGCGCCGTAAATGTCAGAGTTTCACTAACTTTATAACCGAATTTAGCTTCGTTAGCGATGGCTAAGCCCTCCTTCTTATTGAAACATATCTTCTATGTATATCTCGCATCATTCCAAGTTTCCAAATCATACTGGCCGATTGTGTTTGTCTGCTGGCCACTCATTGCCTTTACAGTTGGTATTAAGTTAGCTTTATCCCTATCTATTTTATCCTGAATAACCTTATCGCCTCCTGCTAATGGCCCTATAAGTTCATCAGACAAAAGCAAAACAAATAATTTAACAAATAGCTGGTCAAACTTCGTTGGGTCTGTGACTTTTTTAATATACCTAATCTCCATACTCGACTCGTTAGTTAAAAGTAAATTTTCTTCTAATCTATAAGACCTAAGATTTTCATCAGAGAACCTATCTTCATAAATTGACCTCATTGCAAGAAAATCTACTGGAAGCAGGAATTGATAATCAAACTCAAAGTCAGGCGTTTCCGTATCGGCAGCTAAAGTAGCCCTTGCAGAAGCAAAGCGCCAAGGATAAGACTCAATAAGAGCATCTCTCGTTGTTTCGTAATGTAATCGACAGTGAATAGCCTGAACTGTATTTTCAGAAGAATCGCTATAATCGTTAATCCTCTTACTCTTTAGTCTGCCTAATGCCATGTTACAAATTTTCGTGTCATTAAGAGCCATTACGCCTCCTTAATCACTATTTTAAGTTCTTTACCCATTTGAATCATATACGCAAACGCGGCCGCATTTTCTGCATCTACATGAATACCTTTACTAAAAGTTACATGGTCGCCGTTAGTTCTTGTACGAAACGTACATTGGTCTGCTTTAGCGTTAAATACACACTTATCTTTTATTTCCATAATATTATCCTAAATAGGGCTTTGTCCTGTAAAACCCTCTATGTAAATCAATAATGCACTACCCTTACCACCAACGCTTTCGTTTACATATATTCCAAGATTGTCTGCAAACTTTAATGGTTTTGGAAAATCCTTTTTGTAAATCGAACCACCTAAGTCCATTAAGAACATCGGACCAAAATAAACATTACCATCAACGTCCTCAAGTGTAATGCTTTGGTCGGCAAGTAGTGTTGACTTGCTAATGACTATGTTTGTCAGGTACAATGCTTTACCAGCGCCGGGGGCAGCTTTGATAAGTACAGGTGCAGTGTTAGCATCATCTTCGTCATTATTTACAGCCCAATGCGCAGTTCTTGCGATGGGTATAGATTCATCGCCAGTTAACGGTCTTTCAACTTCTGAACCTGCCATTATAACCTCCTAAATTGGTTTCTGGCCGATAAAGCCTTCAACGTAAACTGTGAACGCAACTCCATTAGTAGCACTCACAGCAAGACCCTTATTGTCGGTAATCTTTAGAGGATATTCCCAGTCCTTAGTAAACAATCCATCGCCATCAGCCTGTAGAGTTATAGGGCCAAAGAGAACAGTTGCATCTTCATCTTCTAATGTAACTGCCACATCTGTAAGCTGACCACTCATTGTTACATGAGTAAGATACAATGCTTTACCTGCGCCGGGCGTAGTTTTAAGTGCTACTGCTGGAGTTCCGTCATCCTCGTCGTTGTTTACACACCAGTAACCACATTTTACTATGTTCTGTCCAGTTTCATCTATTATAGTTGGCGTTGTAATAGCCATAATTAACCTCCATAACCTCTTTGTGGATACATTGCACCTGCATACGCATTGGCTGTTGGGGTAACGGTTACAGTACCGCCAGCATCAACTAAACCAGCACCAGCATTATCCGGCGCTGGAACTGCCGCTGCTGCACCATAAGATTCTGGGTCTGCTGCTGTTGGCGTATCGTTCATAGCTGTATAGTTTACAGTCAGATACATAGACGCCATATCTTCAATGTCGTCCCACTGAGCGCCACTTATTGTTCCGTATGGGTTATTCTTAGCATAAGATATGAACCCCCACACTGATTCATTTTGTGTCGAATCTGCCATTATTTTACTCCTAAAATTTTAGTTAACTAACTTTTTTTAATCTACTATTTATTAAATACGATATAGCTGAAGCCATTACATCTATATCATCTCCAAATGCGCCAAGAGCAGTGTTACACTTATTACACAATAAACCACGAACCTTTCCAGTTGTATGGCAATGGTCTACTGCTAATACTTTTTTTGATTTTGATAATTCTGGATTACCACATATAGCACAAACATTATTTTGAGAATTAACCATATATTCGTACTCTTCATATGTCATTCCAAAAGATTGGTTTAAGTTCCTTGTTTTATTTCTCTTCCAATTATAAACGTATCTTTTCTTGGACTTTTCTATTGAACACGCTTTACATTCACTTTGACAAATTTTAACACGGCCTCTTTTTTTTGTCATATAAAATCGCTTATAAAACTTAGAGACAGGTTTAATCTTTTGGCATGTTGTGCATTTTTTCTTTTCCATATTACTGGTGCCCAAAAATCCGAATGTAATTAATATCGTATAATTCTTTATTGCAGGGTCGGAAAGAATCGCCTTTCCCTGCACCTGAACTTTTCTTAGGTTGTCCATCCCTATCGGTGTAACCTGCTTTATGAGAGCGACGATTAACTTCCTGTTGTAAATCTTTTTCGCTCGTTCCAACAGAAACTATCTCGTTAGGTGCTTTATGTTTTTCTGTTATTATTTCCATAATAAAAAGGGTGGGCGATTAAACCCACCCCCATACAAGTTAAATCGACAACTGAAGCATAACAAGAGGCATACAGCCTGTGCCAGTTTCAGTTCCATCAATAATGAAACCTGCTTGCTGAGAACCACTTTCAAGTGTGAGAGCAGCACCGCCATTAACAGAGCCGTCACCAACAAAGTAAACAGTTCTATCGTTAGCACTATCGCCCGGTGTAGAATCACCACCACCCGGAGTTACCCAACAAGGCCCCCAAGTCTGCATCCAGTAGAATTGTCCCGTAGTAGCAGCCACATTAGGCATACCCATTACTGAGCCATAGCCATTAGATGTACTTGCTAATCCCATATAGTGATATGGGTTAAGAACAGTTTCACTGAAACCTGCGGCGTGGGCCAAAACCCAAGGCGCGTCAACAGTGATAATACTTGTACCACCACCATCAGCTAAATAGGTATTACTCATAATAGTACGAGTTTCGCCAGTACCAGTAGCGCCGTGTCCAATTACAAACTGTGCGCCAACTAGTTCATTTTCAGCTAAACCACCGGAACTATCATAGCCTTCAGTTGAGGCAAGCGTTAAGGTAGTAGACCTGTCGCCAGCCACTATAGCTATAGTAGTACTGGAGTTTGGTAAATCAGATACATCGTTCTGGGCGCTGTTAATAGAACCCATACCTGGAACTAACGTAGCCTTAGAACGGCCATACTTAAATACTTTACCGTCCCAAGTTATACCGCGAGTACCAGAAGTAAACCTCTGTGTAGTCTCTTGAGTATAGTACCCAAGTTGGTTATCGCCCGTATGGTCGTGCGGAAGAGCAGGCCATATAATCGGATTATTTGGATAAGGTGTTGTCATAATATAATCCTTTCAAGATTAGGCAGTGTCAAGTGTAATACCGACTACTGCGGGGCCTTCTACTCTTGTTGCGCCAATACTCAGTGTAGAATATATCTGAGTACTGTTTAGCAAGTCAACACGAGGGTCGATATGAACTGTCGGCTCCTCGGCAACTGCAAGCACGATTGCGTCCTGTGCGAACGCATAACACTTTGTTGCACCAGTATCGGTATCGTCAGCAGAAAGTCTTGTAGACTTAATGAATTTGAAACCCATAAAGGTATCAACATAACCCTGAGACAGAGCTTTGACCGTATTATAATCAGCACTCTTAACCTCAGTCGTATTTAACAACTGATTAAGATTGTAAGGATTACAAAGGAAATATCTCTGTCTGTCTTCGTCTACATTTGCATCGTCAAGAAGCTGTTTACAAGTAAGCAGTTTTGCGATTGTAAGAGGAGTTTCAGTTGTATCACTCCAGTCGCTACCTGCTGTTACTACAGTTCCATCAGATTCAATAAGACGACATTCGCCTACTGCGTAATTTGTGATGGTTGTTCCGCCTTCATGTCCGCCGTAGACAGAAGCGCCCAAAGCTGTAATTATTACATCGCTAATCTGACGATGTAAAGAAAACATCTGATTCTGTGCATAAGGTGATTGAGGGTCGATAAGCATTTTCAACTTATCTGGTTTGTCAATTATGTCTGCTGGAACTACATAGTCCAACATAGACAGTTTTCGACGTGTATGGTCTGCATCGGAGATTGGTGTCTCACCGTGACGTGCGCCACGGGGTTGAGCATCTTTCGGCCCCAATCTCTCAACATACATTGTGTCGCCTACTACCGACTCAGCTCGGCAAGCAACTCTTAGTGGCGCAGCTTTTTGCTGCGATAGCATAAGAATATTTGCCTTAACTTGGTCGACAAAAGCGATTGGTATCTGTTGTGACATCGTTTTTACCTTTCAAAGTAAGTTTTCAATTATCAGGCTGGTAATCTTTTCAGGCCAAACCCTACCGATACTCTGGCGGAGGACAGATATACTGTCATTTTTTGGGCCTTTCTTTTGAAAGGTAATCCGTACTAATCCCTATTGGTGGTCGTTAGGTAGTCACCGGTTCGGGCTTTTGAAGTTTTCTTATCGCCATAATCTTATTGGCAATTTTCATTCTTTGAGGTGCAGTTCCACTTGTATAAAGTGGGTCAGCCATAAGAGCGTATATTGCGTCCTGATGGTCTGCTGGAGTTGGGACATTTGTAAGGTTCGGAGATTTACCCTCGGAAAACTTATTTCCAAGATTAAACGAGTATCTTATGAAGTCTGGGTCATTCCCAAACTTCTCTGTAAGACGAGTCTTAAAATCTATATCCCCTAAAGTCCCTTCTTCTACCGCTATATTACCGAGGTGTTTATTTTGTTCCATAGCAGCGCCCCACTCAGTAGAAAGAGCGCCTAAAAGTTCAGCGTTTTGAGTTTCCTGCGCCTGTTGAGCGCTTTGTATATCAGCTAACATATCATTGCCAAACTCTAAAAGAATATTATCAGCAGCTTTTTTGCTTATACCACCTTTAAAGAATCTCTCCTGCCATTTAGCTATTCTGTCGGCTGGGAATATCTCGTCAGCAAATTCAGGTGGAAAATCTTTAGGCGCGGCAAGACCATAATCAGCAGAAGTGTCAGGTCTACCACCAGCTTTGTGATATTCTTCCCATTCACTTTCAGTAGATGTCTCACTTGGTACTACCATAGTATTCTTACCGACCATCTTCTTTGTCATAACATTAGACTTAGCAAGGTCTTGTATGGTTTTAAAAGACGTTAAAGACTTCTCGTCCCTAATGTCCTCTGGCAATGTACTCGTCCAGCCTTCATTTAAAGCACCGTCAGTACCAAAGTATTGCGTTGTATCAGCTACTACTTGGGTTTGGTCTGCCACCGGTTCAACTGGTGTTACTTCTGGCGTTACAATTAGGTCAGTCATTATTTCACCTCCTCAAAAGCTTCAATGTTTCTTGGAGAGTCAATATACTTCTTAGCCGTAGTCTTTCTAAGTTGGATAGTGAATGTTTCTGTCCTTACTTCTGGGTTTTTCTCATTGAATAGCATTGAATCTTCGTGGTCTTGGCAGAAATAAGGCGCTCTGCCCTTTTCTTCATACAGGATATTTCCATCTTTATCCTTTTTAATTTCTCCGGGAGTTCCATCTTTTTCAGGAATACATCGCCTCGGTTTTTTAGTTGCGTCATAGGCAATAATCTCTATAACCTCTACACAACCTCGCGCTACATTTTCACCTTGTTCAATCTCTTTAAACATTGTTGGGGCTGAAGTAGTCGCATCTGCGGTTTCAGCTAATCCGATTGTACTCATCTGTTTCCTTTCCAAATTTAGTTAAGTCATAATCAAGCCAATGCCTGATTTCTAATATTACTGAACGTGCGCCTGCATTAAATATTGTCTTATCAGAGTCGGGAACGTAAGTATTCGTATGCTCTAAACAGAACGCAGATAAAAATTTATATGTTCTAAGCCCTGAACCTGTGAAAGATTCCGTAAAGTCCTGTACTCTCTGTGTTATAACTTCTTCGTGTGTTGGATTATCCATTGATTAAAGCCTCTGCAGGCGACCCTTTCTCCGGCGCTTTACTAAGTCCTTGATTTGCTTGCCCTGCGACTTGCGCCATCTGTAATTCCATTTGTGCCTTTTGTGCCTCTGCTCTCTGTTGTCTCTTAGCGCCCCTTTCCTCTGAACTCGCCATATCCTCTGTGTTTACGCCGAATGTCCGTCCCACACGCATAATAGCATCGTCTGGGTCTACGTTATCAACTGCGCCTGGGAATACTTCTTCCATTTCACCTACGAAGCCAGCCCATTCTCTAAATGCTTTAGCCTGTTGGCTACGAAGTTCAAGAGCAAATGGCCCGACAAATTCAAGACCAAAATCAGCACCTTGCAATTCAGCAGGTGGTGGCTCAACGACTCCGTTACGAATTAAGAGGAATACACTTCTTGTTACACATTTACTTAATTGCTCATACCATACTCTTGCTACTGGTGGGCCTATCTTGTGCCATGTCTGTTTAATTCTTTCCCTTATTTCTAAAGTAGTCCGTCTATCTCCTGTAAGACCCTCTAATGGTGAAAATGCGTCCTTAAAGAAAGCCCTGTCTATTAAAGCCTGCTGTCTATCTAATGATACTTCCGTGATTGGCATATTACCATTAAGTCCTGTATCAACCGCTTTGGCTGATGGTAGTTCTCCTACTATATTCTTAGAGCCTGGAGTTACTCTATAAGGACCATCAAAAGAAGATAGTACGTCCATAGCTGGAAGCGCCCATCTGTTACCTACGTCAATCCAATTCCTCATAGTCCTGTCTAAGACTTTAATCTGTGGAAGTATTTCTGTTCCTATTCCTCTGCCATGTTTTTCGTTTGCTGGTCTTTTCCATCTTGAGTTGTGGTATGGGAATTCCTCATAACCGCCCTCATAAACGATTAGTTTTTCTTTTTCATTTACTATTTGTTCTTCCCAAGCCATATTGCCTGAATATCGACTTGATAGATTAGGATTGACTATATCTCTTGGTTTTATAACGTAGATGAATGAGAATAAGTTATTTTGTTTCTTAGGCTCTCCGTATGCTTCCATTACGTCTTTGCCTACATTCTCTTTCCCAAACTCCTCTATAGCCTGACGGGGTGTGTATTTTACTGTTATGATTATGCCATCTACTAATTTTTTACTATTCTCTAAAAACTGATATGAACCTAACATCTGATGTCTATAGTTTAGTCCTGTCTTTGGAGTCCATTCGGAATAAAGACTCGACGGGCCGAAAATGATTAAAGACCTTAAAATCTCGTCAAGTTCAGTTATAAAGTTAGAGTTAAAGATTTCCTCATGCGACCTCTCAGTTAACATTGATATATATCGCTGTGAAGTATCGTTATTTTCTGAAGTTTTTATTGCAAAGAATGGCTGTCCAGTAGGGAATAAGATTTGCTTCAATCCTGATACCATATCCTCAGCATCAAGCATTGGGGTCTGGTCGTAAATCTCAGTAGTCCTTATAGAACCCGGCTCGTAGGTAGAATCTATCTGGACGTAAGGGTATAGTTTATTTGCGGTCTGTTGCCATAGATTCCTAATATTTCCCTGCGCGGCAAGCTCTCTATTCCTTAAGTCGATAATTTCTTCTGCATTCATATTTTAAATTCTTTCATAATCACTCTCTACTTTACCATCGAATGTTCTATTTCTTATACAGTCTTTAGAATAACCTATCCTGTGACCACCTGCGGCTAAGAGAAAATAGTTTAATCCGCTTCTAAAGTCGTCCATTCTATCGCCGGTCTTTCTATATCTAAAGACTATAGTTCCCTTACGAGCGTCTTTTTCCTCAAACTTAGCACAGTTACAGCATTGCCTTGCGAATTCCTCAGTTTCGGGGCATTGGATAGGAAGTCGTATATGTCCGGTTGAAAGTAATCTGTGCGACCTATCGAAAAGTGCGGTCTTATTTACTTTGCATTCGCCCGTCTTATCGTTAAATACCTCGTCAACAGATTGGGTATCTTTATACTCACAGAGAAAAGTCTTATGTCCTGACGATTTCTGGTATTCACGCGCTGCCTCGTAATAAGGGCCAATATCAACTACATCACTCTTTACATTGTATCTTTTAGCTAAGTTACGAACCTCTTGGAAACCATCAGCCTTTACAGTTCTGAAAATCTCATATCTATCCTCGGACGTTTTAGCACCAATTACTACTGCATGGTATCTCTTACCAACGTCAACACCCATTGCACAAGGACCTGAATGTCTTACAGGAGGTATATCGCCACCGCAATTAGCTAAAACGTCCTGTTTTCTTAACTTATCTTCTCTCGCTGAATATGGTCTACCTAACCGAAGTCGGTAAACGTCTGCTAAATTACCAAGCGGAGGATTAACGAAAGCCTCAAGTATCTCGGCAGGGTCGTTAAATTTAGTCATTAACTGACTCGCCATATACCCGTGCATATATTCCGACTTACTGGGATAGTCTGCTACCCACTCAGCAGTACCCTCGCCAGCCCATGCTGGTACTTCTTTACCGCATTTATCACAACCGACGTAACCAGTCCCGTCAGAGCGAATCTTTACACATTCTGGGAAAGACTTCTCGGCACAAGTCCAATGACCGCAACTGCACTTTCTGAACCAATATCGCTGGTCAGATTGTTTGAAGATTAAATCTATTCCAAAATCCTCATGTGAAGGATTGCCTAAATATACCTCGTGCTGATGGGGAGACATACCCATACTACCAATATACTTAGCGATAGACTCAGGCTTCATGAAATCAACTTCGTCAAAAACCACCTTATCAGACGAAAACGCCGATGTCTTAGATGAGGTACTCTCCGTACTCTCGCCGATATTCTGACTCAACCGTGCGCCTCGGAGATATAACATAGCACCGTTGACGTTCTTTAGAGAAGTAGTATCCGTTCCACCGGAGACGTTTTTAACGTACTTACCGATAGAAATAGGGTTAGCCGCGATTAAAGGTTTAAAACGGCTCTTGCTAAACTCACCTACTTCATCGTTAGTAGGAAAAATATGCGCTACACCGAGTTTGTACTTCTTGTATATCATACCGTGAAGGTCTTTTAGAACCTCCATCTCAGTAGCGCCAAAACTCTGTCTTGCCTTTAGATAGCACAGTCTACGCCCCATAAAGCTCATAGGCTCTATCTGGTACTCGAAACCCTTAGTGGCGTATAATCCTGCCTGTAAGCGTATCTTCTTGAGTACAGCCCAATAGCCGGGGTTTACTGACGCAATCTGCTGTGGTGTTAAATCTGTCATATTGGCTTTACACCTAATGCTTTTAATACGCAGCAATGGCAGATGTTAAACTTGGTTACACCGAACATGTCTTTTGCTCTCTGGTAATCCTTAGACTTCTTGCCAATATCAATAGAGATACATATTTCCGTTGTTATATCAAAAGAACAACCATTATTAACAGTTGTTAAATCTACGTCACATATAGAACATTTCATTATTCTTCCTTTCTGATATACACTGGCTATATGGCTTCTGCTGGCATTAAGTCAATCTCGTCAAAAGTAATGTAATCAACTGAATAAGATGGGTCACGTGGGCTTAAAGCGATACTTTCATCTATCTCGCTTATAACCGGATAAGGCTTCCTGCGACCATCCTTGTAATACTTATCGTTGTCCGGGCGGGTACTCTCGCATATTCCTAATAGCTTAGACCAACAGCAGTATTTAAATTTCATCTTAGAACCGCAAGGGCATAATTCGTTGCGATACTTATTTAAACGGGTAGATTCTAACATGCTTCCTCCAACGCCGTAATTTCGTATTTTAGGTATCTTATAAGGGAGAGGTGGTAACGGCCTTGATGGCTTAAAATCAGACAGGCCACTTAAACCTATGACCAGCATAGATACGCACATTAAACATAAAACGAGAAAAACGCCTATTATTAGTAATATTGTTAATAACATTATTCTTCCTTCTCCTTAAAATCAGAATACTCGTTATCTGAATCAGCGTCAAAGGTTAAGGAATGACCTATGTGACTAAAAAGAAATTTATTTAAGATAGCCAATGCCTCTGGGGTAGTATAAATAAAGTCTCTTTGACCAATCCACAGAGTTTCTTTGCAATCATTACATTTTATATCAAAAGTCTGACTCATTATTCTTCCATCTTCTTTAATATTATTTCGTCCACACGAGCTTTCATAGCCTCTGGCTGTGTTAAAAATCGACCATGCTTTAATATCTGCTCTATTCGCATAAGAACCGTTCTATACCAGGAAAGCTTCTCTGAGTCGTCTGACCATGAACCGCAAGATTCGCATTTAGTCCGAGTTACACCGAACATGTCTTTTGCTCTCTAATAATGCTGTCCTAAAAGCCGATGGATGTTCATAGCATGCTTGCTTTAGCCTTTTATTAACCGCTTCAATGTATTCAGGTGGAAACTCGCCTTTCCATATATTCTTTGTTGGCTTGTTTATTATTCTTCCTTTCATATTAAGACGTGGTATGTCTTTAATTGCTTTGGGCTATAAAAACTGAGGAGAGGGTAGTACTATAAGCACCCCTCGCCCCTTTGGGGGTCTTCCCCTTCCCCTCACGCCCCCGCTGGTGTTATTCCAAACACGCATTCAATCATATCTTCGTATGTTGGCTCACTGGTTGGCGTTGGCTCGTACCTACTACTAACACCTAACACCCCGCCATCATTGCCAGCAGGCCAGTTTCGCGCCGTCCCTTTGGCCTTGCGGTTGCGTGCGCTATTTACTACACTTACGTCATTAGTTTTCATTTGGTACTCCTTCGAAGCATTGGCAAGAAACGCCGATTCTCTGTTTTATTATAAGGACTTACGTCACGAGTTTTGAGTGTTAAGCCTCCCGCAGTCGTATTGTCGCCAGTCTATTAGCCTCCGCCTGCTCGTTATCAGTCAATGCCTGCTGCTGTGTAGTGTCGACTGTATCCTTGTCTAAGCCATATAGACGAGCTATGCCGGTAACGCTCTGGTTCATGGCTGATGGCTGGTTAGAGGTGTTAGCAAGGTCGTAGGCAGCTTGGTACATGCCGTCTAAGGATTCTATTGTTCTTCCTGTTTTTATCCTCTGGTGCTTGTTAATAGCCTCAATAGCATTGATTACCTTTATATTGCTATATAATTTATGTCCTAATGTTTCAGCATAAGACTTAGAGTATCCTGCGCCTAATAGACCTTTGGTCATATCACATTTACTGGCTTTGTACTCACTGGCTATTAGATTAGCCTTTTCTTGACTTAATGCCATTATTTACTCCTATTGGAGACTTTGGGAATCGAACCCAACCAAACGCCTTGCAAAAGCATTTCGCCACCTTGGTACATGAGTCCCCTGTTATCATCTTATTCATTATTTGCTCTTTAGCCTCCTCCTCTCTTTGCTGCTTGGCTCTTATCCTTGCCATTACCGTATTCTGTCCATAATACCCCATATTATCGCCTTATTTCTTTTATACAACATAACATTGCCCCGCCTGCCAATAGAATGAACCGCTATTAAGTTCAATATTTAGTGTGTTCTGGCATTGTCGTAGATACCTCATAACGTCTTTATAGCCTTTTCGGTTTAGCTTGCGTAACAGATCGTCTTCAAGACTTAATTTAACTATTTGCCTGTTTTCGCTCATTATTGCTCATTTCTCTTTATTTTTTGTCCCCAGTTTCGCTTCTAAGCCGTCAAAATACTTTTTAGGTAGTATAGTTACCCCTGTTTTTGCTGTTCAGCTTCTAATCCAGCTATCTCTATTTTTAGATCAGAGACTACTATATTTAACCTGGCAAGCATTTTCTCGTTCTCTTTTAACTGCCTCTTTAGGTTGTCAAGCTCCTCGTTCATAGATTATGCCGTTTTCTATCCCCGTATTTCTACGGTGTTTTAATTATTTTACAATTATATTTATTTTTATGTTGACATCTTTAAAGCTTTGTGATAGTTTGGTCGATAGTAAGGTTATAAGTTAATAACACTATTTTTTAAGGGTTTAGATTATGAAGACTATTACACGATACTTTGATGGCAGTTTTGTAGCAACCGTCAACATGCCTTTCAAACAACTTTGGTATTATATTAAAGGAAATATGCCTAAATCAGCCCGGTGGGTTGTTGATACTGGTAAAACGAAAAGAATGTATTTTTGGTTTGCTGGTAATGAATACAGAGCAGACTCACTATGTTATACACAATTACTCACTTAACCACCCAGCCCGTAACGGTTCGCCGTTCGACTCGGTAAACGGGCTTTAAACTTTATTAACTTTTTTTAAGGGTATTTATTATGAAAGTACAAGATGTTATTGAACAATTAAGCCAGTTGTACAACAAAGATGATGTTATTTTGGTTCACATGTGGCAACCAGAAGATATTATTATTCAGGCTAAAGACCGAGATATAGCTATAAGTCAAAAAGAAGCCGAGGATATTCTGGGACTTATTGAACACAGCATTGATTGTAGTATCGGCGTAAACTGGGATGTTGTAGATTGTTTTACAGATAGCTACAAGGAAGATAACTAACCACTAACCTAAAGATACCAGGTAAAAATGAGAACACTAAAACAAATACCGCTGACAATCAGAAGCAAGTGTCGCCAAATATCGGCAGCACAATTTAGAATAAAAACCCTTATTAGTGAGATTGAAAAGTGGGCTAAAATCGAAGATGTATATGACGATGGGCTTTTGTCGTTTGGTATGCAGGTTGATGAACAAGGTGCGTGTTGTTCGACAGAAGATGTGGTCTTATGTTTACAGGATTATCTAAAACTCAAAGAAAGCGAGGCCGTATAATGTCAAAACAAACAACCGTAAATATAAATAGTGAAAACCGCGAGATTATCCGCAAATTTCACGCTGAATATATCGCTCAAACAGGGGTATATCTGAATTTCAGCCAGCTAACCAGTATTATCTTTAAGGCAGGTATTGAAAGCCTGCGGAAAGAGAGCATAAAATGACAGTAGAACAATTGGATTGGCGATGTCATACGCCACGTTTATTTGAGGAAATACTTCTAAATAGAGGATGTTCTATCCTGCACCAACCATTACAAATTTTATTAAGCATACTCTATGAAGTGGCAGGGAGAGCAATAGAACTTGATGACGACAAACTTAACGCGCTGATGATTCGGTTAACATTATATAGCTGTGCAGACCCATTATGTGAAGATTACGACGCAAAGAGAGTTAAAGAAGTATTAGCTAAAGCAAACAAGCCAATTTAAACCCTTATTAAATTATCAAAGAATAAAGGCGGGTTTTTCGGTAGTTACCCGCCTTTTTTATATTTGCGCCGGTTTGTTCTTATCATTGCAATAGGAACGCCGTCCACGCGCTTTATGAAGTGCTAAAATTTTAATATTATCTCGTCCTCTAAAAACTCCGACTTTTCCTTGCTGGCATCATAAGAGCAAACGCCCATTTTAAATTTACTGCGTTCTTTCTTGTGAATCTGCTTGCTTAAATTGTGCTTCTCGCAGTCGATAGGAAATAAATCAGGCTCAAGCTCTTTCATCTCCCTTAATAACCTCTTGACATCGCCAGCAGGCACACGCATTATCTCCGAGGCTGTCATATATCCCCGCTTGTTTTGAACTATCAGCCCAAAAGCCTGCCAGTGTTTTGCCGTTATTACCATAAAAACGTCTCTCTATATATAGGGTTACTTTTGAACTTTGTTAAGCCTTGACCCGCATTTTTACGCTAAAAACAAGGGTAGCTGTAAATAATTATTGAATTTTTATTGAATATTTTTTGCATCATGTTTATTTTTCTCAACGTCAGCCATAACCACGCATAAACCATTGACCCGCAAAGACTTAACGCTGATATTTTGATTTATCGTGTTGTTATTTATCAACATACTCACCCATATTACCAGACGGATAAAATTAAGTCAATAAATATTTTCACATTATTTCGGGCTTGGTTGCGTTTAAATAGCATTTATGATAAATTTTTACATTTTGTTGATTTTTTGTTTGACAATGGCCGATGAGTTGCTTATAGTAAGGGTATTGAATGACACTTTTTTAAGGAAACGAAGATGGCAAAGACAAAATTAAAAATTGACCCACTCGCGATTGCTTTGAATAGGTTATTTGTCGAAGCGATAACACACCAACCACCACTTACAATGACAGCTTTTTGTATTGATTTAGCAAAAACGGCGATTGGGTGGGAATTGGCTTCTGATGGCAATATGGCAACTAAAGCGGTTGTTAAGCAAATAAAAGAACACTGTTTTGCTGGATTACAATAGTAACCGACACTTTTTTAAGGATAACCGCAATGCAAACCAGAGATAAGCTCAAAAAAGGCGACAGCTTCACCGCTACCCTCCGACAATGCGACCACTCTAAGACCCTGTTAGGCAAGGAGAAAGCAGGCCAGGTATTCGGGCCTTTTACCGCAACGAGTGTTAAGCTATGGAGAGTAGACAGCGCAGACTTCCGATTTTCCTATGCTGATTTTTTCATAGAAAAAACGCAATTATAACTTTTTTTAGGAGATTCAAAGTGAAAACAAAAACACCGAAACCTAAGATTAAATTTGGTGATTATGGGATTGATAACGAGGCGGATGCACCTGTTATCTTTTTAAAAAATGGCGAAGCTCTTAATGCCTATTGGTTAGATAGTGAATGTTGGTCTGACCTTTCTATTGGAATGTTTAGTAAGTCTTTCACTAAGCGAGGCAATATAGTTAACGACATGCTTAGAACGTAACCCATCCTTAAAAAACGCAGTTGCTAGTCTGTGAAATCAAAACCAGCGTGCAATTATAACTTTTAAAAGGAGCTTCACATGAAAGAAAAAGAAATGTTACTTGCTCAATTAGAGCAGAATCAGAATGACCGACAGAAGTTACAGGATGAGGCCACAAGGCTCTTGAAAGCGATTGAGGACACCGAGCCTACCTATTCTGTAGGGGATAGGTTTAAAAAGGACGGTGGAGAAAAGTATATCTTATCTGTCCAATATCACCCTCTTAATAAAGTCCGTGTGTCGCTCACAAATCTTAAACTCGGTTCTTTGTGGAGTGGTAGTCACCTTGTTAAAGCGACAAACAGTATAACGCAAGATGAATTTAATACTTTGGCACACAGTGCTACTTTTACCCGCTACTGGGATTACCAGAAACAAGAAAAAGTTTAATCTCTTTTACAATTTAATAAAGCGGGATTATTTATTTTTAATCAAAAGTTAGCCCGCTTAAATCCTACAGGTGGTCGGTAGGTTGAAACTTCGGGGGTTGGGCGAACTCAGCCCCCAATAACCTTACTCTACGGGCGTTCCGTAGGTTGCATACACAGGGGGCGGTTAGAATGTATCGAACTAACCGCCCCAATATTGACAAGTTAATAAGTGTGATAGATGGCACATGAACATGATATGGAGTCTGCTCCTCCAGAAGCGAGGCAGTCCTATCACACTTTAAAATTGAATAGTGTGATAGTAGCAGAATCCGGTTGATATCCGGTTGAGCGAGTGAAGTTCTGGATGCCTATCACACTTTAAAATTGAATAGCTAAGGCGGTATTATCCCGTGCGACGGCTTGAGCCGCCAAAGCTTTAAAAAGTAAATAATGGGACTGGAAATGTCCGGTCGAGCGCAAGGCCAGCCAGCGAAAGCTAACCGTCAAACACCTACAAAGACCTCTCTATGATGTCCAAATGTTTGTAGGGTTGACAAATTGACGGCAAAAGGCTGGTCTAAACGCTTTTTAAAAGTCATCATCCTCCTTCGGGGTGGTTAGAGAGCCACCCCATTTTAGAAAGGGTAAATTATGAGCAAAAAATTAACACTTAATAGAGCATGGTCGTTGTGTCTCGCAATGTGGAAATGGATAGCCAAAGAAGTTAAAAATGGTTCTAAAGATTCAAATGATGTGCTAAAGGAACTATGGCTTGAAAAGAATAAAAAGCAATGGGAGGACTGGGCTACCCATAGCTGGCTTGAAAATGATTGTCCCTTTTGCGAATACTCATACCGAAAAGATAAAGTAGGCCAACATATTTGTACAAATTGCCCTGCAAGATTATTAAATCCAAAGCTGAGAAGGTATTGGTGTGAGGGTAATGTAAGTTGGCAAGACGACCCGCGAAAATTCTATCAAAAAATACAGCGACTTAATAGAAAAAGGTAACACTATGAAACACATTAAACGTATAGCAATCTTCACATCACTCCTCCTTTGTACGGTAGCTGGGGCTAATACCCCCAGCCGCCTTTTAGACGCTATCGAGCAGGTTGAATCGGGCGGTAAGGCTGACGCTGTGGGCGATAACGGCAACGCTGTCGGCTCGTTTCAGATATGGAAGATTTACGTCGATGATGTTAATAGAATTCTGGGAGAGGATAGGTATACTTATTCAGACCGCCTCAGTCCCATTCTAAGCCGAGAAATGGTTAAGGTGTATATTCGGCACTATGCGACGGAAAAGAGGCTTAAACGCGAGCCTACGCTTCAGGATATGGCGAGAATCCATAACGGGGGCGGGAATGGCTATAAAAAAGAGTGTACTAAGAAATATTGGATAAAAGTTAAAAGGAGTATGAAATCATGGCAGAAGAAAAATACAAACTAACAGTCGTGTCTATTGTGGTTGCCTCAATAGTTCTATGCTTGGGAATGCTTTTTGTATGGAGCTATTCTTGCAATAAAAAGTACATAGAGGCTGGTTTTAGTCGTAGAATGTTGCCGGGAAGTTCTGTATCACACTGGACAAAGGAGGCCGACAATGACTGACCCCCCAAGATTCGCCGAACAAGACCCCGAACCCAAGCAAGATAAACCTTGCTACTGCCAATTCTGCGACAAACGCTATCCAGAGGACGAGATGCAGGACGTAGATTATGAGGTCTGCAAGGAATGTTTCGATAGTGTAGTTAATGACGCACGCAGACATAAGGCTATATTAAAAACTATATTGGAATGGGCTGATGATGGCTGCATGGGAAGTAATTACACTGCGAAACTAAAATTGGCAGCTATCAAAACTTACCTTGACGGCCTGTAATGAAAAAGCTATTATGGTACATTAACTAAAACTTTAAATAAAGGGAAAGATTATGTCACAATGGACACATATTTGCGGTTGTATAAGATTTGATGCTCTTAGAGGAATGGTGGGTATGCCTTTTTCAACACTCAATGCAGTTAAGGAACACATGGGAAAGACTTTTTGTTATGACGATGATGAAAATAAATGGGACGACTGTAATGTGCCATGCGGGAGCGAGGGTAGTATCCAATTTGTATTCTACGAAAGCCCTGATATGAGTTCAATAGCTGCTTACACGGTGGCTGTTTGGGGTGATTTAAGAGATTTTGGTAGTAAAGAGGATATTGAAACCGTCAAAAAGTGGTTTAATAGCGTGACTAAAGGTGAGGGTGTTATGGTCAGAAATGCTATTTTAGAAATTGATATAGACGGTAAAGACCACACTATCTTGCGACATGAAGATTAAAGATAAGAAATGAAAAAGCTATTATGGATGATAGAATTAGAACAGCGCATCAAACGTCCTTTGCGGACGAAAAAGATTACAGAATTGGACTATGAACGAGAAATGAAACGAATAAAGGAGAAAAAATAATGAGCATTTGTGAAACAAAAGATGAGCTATTAGCAGAGTTTTATTGTTTGTGTGGCGATATGCTAATGGGAAATACCAATGATGAAGAAATAAAGCGAATCACGAAAAGCATGTGCTTGGCAGGCTTATCTGATGTTGTGAAAAAAGAATTTAGCAAGATGGGCGATGTGTTAAAGGAGGCAAAATGAGCCAGCAATATATAAAACTAAAATCTAAAAAATACGCTTTATCTGATTTCATTTGTAATGTTCTCGCAGAAAAATGTTTGCTTATTGGTGAGGATTATATTATAAATGGCATAGAGTTGACATTTGAAAGCGGTAGCGAAAAGGTAGTGGTAAAAATTAGTAAGGAATCTTAAAAATGAGAAATTTTCACTGGAAACTATGTAAATGCGCCTGCGGCGTAATGCACTATTCAGAGATAGCGGGCGCAGACTATGACAGGGTTAATCTTAATAACATAGACTGCCCTGATTGTATTATGAAACGAAACCCACAATTACCAGTTAGGAGAAGTAAAAATGAACTTCAAACTATCAGACCTTAAAAAAGAGATGCCGTTTAAGTGGAAAGTACAGACGGCTAACGCCTATAAATGCACGATGGTTCCTTATGTTGATGCCCGTCAGGTTATGGATATGCTTGACGAGGTGGTTGGCGCGGATAGCTGGCAGACTAAGTTTGAGATTATCAACGGACACCTATTCTGTTCAGTTGGCGTTAAGTGTGGCGAGGAATGGGTTTGGAAGTCGGATTGCGGTACGGAGTCTAACGTTGAAAAGGAAAAGGGTGAGGCTTCTGACGCTTTCAAGCGTGCCTGTATTCATTGGGGCGTTGGTAGATTCCTCTATAGCTTGAAGATACTTGAAATACCCTCTATGGAATATGCTAACAAAGCTGGCAAGAAGTCTTTTCACCCTGCTAATAACGGCAAAATGCTATTCGATAAGGACGAGATTAACGCTTATTGCATGAGTATTCATCGCGGTAAAACGCCCACAACTAAGCCCGCTGCCAAGCCTGATAGAAAACCCCCTAAGACGCAGCTTGACCAAGTAAAAATAGGCATTGAAGGCCCTACTGGTTGGCGCGTGGATATAAAAAAGGTTGAAGCTGAAATCCTTAAATTACACGGGAAGCTACCCACGACTATCGACGGGCGCGAAAAGTGTATCAAAGAACTCAGCGTGCCAGACATGGAAAGTAAGCTTCACGACGATTTAGCGTGGGAGAATTGATGGCACAGAATAAAATCAAACTCCGAACACAGAAGCGAGACGGCGAGCCTTTTCAATACGACCGAATCAACCAGATATGCTTCGATAAATTCCAAGAGCAGGCAAAAGCTGGTAATTACGAGGTTATTTTTGCCCGCAAACTACCCGATAAGAGCCAGAATCAACTTGGTGCTATCTTCGGGCTGGTAATTAAGCAGACCTTAGAAATATTCAGCGATAGGGGCTATGATACTTCATACCTCTTGAAAACAGACAAGCCTACGGGCATAGAGGTATCGCCAGCCCTCTTAAAAGAATATCTCTACGCGGTATGCCCTATATTCAGAGACGGGCTTAGAATCACGCTGAGTAAGGCTGACGTAGCGGAAGCTAATAAGTTTTTTGACAATATTAGGAATTTCATAGCGTCTCAATGGTCTATTCCCATTGACGACCCAAATAAAAATTGGAAAACGAAAGGAAAGTAACATGATTACGACTAAAGTAGAACCAGAAGAAATGATAAAAGGTAAGAAGTATTGTTTTGAGGCTAAAGTGGGGGATTTTAAAGGATATGGTGTCTTTTCTCAATTATTTAACCATGCTACTGTTATCCGATTTCAGCACGGCGGGTTTATTACAATATTAGATTTTCTTGAACGATACAACTTCTACTCCGTCTCCTCAGAATTCTATATTAAGTGGAATCAGCAATACAGCAGTGCCACTAACCCTTATGTAATAATGGGGTTCAAAAGCAAGTCGCAGGTCGCCGAGGTAAACCTTGATAATGGCAATACGTTCGGTAGTCGTGGGGGGCCAAGATTCTCTGACATCCCCGACCAGCCCGAAACCATTAAAATAGACGGCAAGACATACAATCACAGTGAAGTTATCGAAAGATTGAAACAATTAAAAACAGTGAAGGAATAACATGGGTGAGTGTGCAGACTACCAAATAAACCAAATGCAAAGTGGCAGATACCACAGCAGTTATGTAAAAACACCTAAACGAAAGGAAAGTAACATGGCAAATTTTAACAAGATTTTACTCGTAGGCAATTTAACCCGCGACCCCCAGCTTTCATATTTACCCAGTCAAACCCCCGTCTGTGAATTCGGGCTTGTGGTTAATCGCACTTGGACGGGGAAAGATGGCGCAAAGAAAGAGGAAACCTGCTTTGTAGAATGTAAAGCTTTCGCAAAAATGGCTGAAACGCTGAATAAGTATCTCGAAAAGGGTAAGTCTGTTCTAATCGAGGGACGGCTAAAATTCGATAGCTGGACGGCTAAGGACGGCAGTAAGCGTTCTAAACACAGCGTTATTGTCGAGACCTTCCAGTTCTTAGGTAGTAAGTCTGGGGCTGACAAACAGACACCAGTTAAACCACCACAAACATACGACACACCACCAGAGTCGCAAATGGACTATGACGATGTGCCTTTTTGATAGGAGATTCCCATGAGCATACAAGACGAGCGCGACAAAACCACCCTGAAACGCCACAAAGTCCAGCAGGCTAACGATTTCCTTACCGACTTTCACCTTCTTAGCGACGATTTAGAGGCTTTGGGGATAACGGGAACTG